GGGACACTCCAGGCGAGAGGACTCCGAACACATCGTTCGTCGAACCCTTGCTATGAAGTCGCCCGTCTCTTCAGACGTGAGCGGATGGGACTGGTCAGTCCAAGCTCACGAGTTCGCCTATGAAGCGGAAGATCGTATCCGGCTATACAGCCTCGATCCCAGCTCTATCGGCGCAGGATTGATTAGGGCGGAGCACTTCTGTGCGACGCATACAGTATTCCACATGCCGGACAACCGGCTAATGGAGCTGACTATTCCCGGTGTTATGACGTCGGGTCGCTACAACACGTCTTCGTCCAACTCCCGTATTCGCTATCGGCTTGCGCTCATGTGCGGCTCTAGCGATGCTTTCGCAAACGGTGATGATTGTATTGAGGATAACTCCGCGGCCCAATCAGAGATTCGTGCTCGCTACCTCGCCCACGGTCGACGCGTTCGAGAAATCGAAGAAGTCCCGTTTCCGGACGGGGAGCTTGACTTTACCTCACACGCCTATTCGGTTGATGGTTCCTTTTACCTCTCGAATCCGGCGAAAACAGTGTACAAACTCCTTGAAAAAGAGATTTGTGGGGATAGCCTTCGGGACGTCCTCATGAAACTTTCCACGCACCCAAAATTCAAATATTGGGAAGCTCTCATCACGTCATCAGTCTCTTATGCTAGCTCGGTAAAAGATGCCAAGAAACCGCAATCGCAAGAAACGAGCGAGGGTGAAAGCCCGACGCCAAGCCACGACGGAGAAGAAACGCTCATCAAAGATGCGTTCTCGCGCACCCTCGCGCGTTCCGGCCGCCGCTAAAATGCTACTTGACCCATGTAACTCATCCCTAGTCCCAGGGATCCACTCTACATCGTCAGGTATACTCAGCAGGTTTCAAACCTCATATTCGCCAGCCAAAGCAGGCAGCACCTCAGGATACGTCCTTTGGTCACCACATTATGTTAGTAAGACAGCTACCGTCCACGAGTGCTGTTTCATTTGGGAAACACCATCCGGCAGCAATGCCGGGTACGAACCCACTAATACTACTACCAGCCCTTTTGGGACTGGTGTCGGTGGAAGCTCGC